ATCAAGTAAAATTGCCGCCAATTTCGAGCGCATGGGCGATCCTATAGGGCCGCTGAATCAATCGCTTTTAAAAGTGGGTGACGGGCTTGAGAAGTTGGCCAAGCAAGGCAACGCGGCCGTTTTAGCACTCAAGCACTTAGGGCCAAATGCCAACATGAAGCAAATGAACGATTATATCCGAATGATTAACATGGGCCTCATGCGTATGACCATGTTAGCACTTGGAATGGGGCTTGTATTCATCGGGGTATTGGCCGGGATTAACAAATTACTCGAAGCGAACGGGCTTACAAAAATGAGTGACGCGGCCAAGGAACTTGGATCGACGTTAAACACGGCCCTTCTTCCATTCCTAAAATCATTCGATGCGGTAGCCGCCGCGATAATCGGGGCCGTGAATGCGGTAGCGCAATTATGGTCCAAGTTTTCACAGCTAAACCCGGAAATTTCGGCGGCTATTGGATGGTTTGCATTGCTGTTTATTGGCTTGATGGTGCTATTGGCACCGCTTGCCGTGGGCATAGGCTTAACAGGCGGCCTCACAGCGGCTTTTTCGGCCTTATGGGTAGTTATAGCCCCTTTTGTCATTGGATTCCTTACAGTGGCGGGTACAGCCCTTGTAATCGCGGCCGCATTGGTAGCGGTAGGGGCGGCAATATACCTGCTATGGACACGCACGACATGGTTTAAAGATGCGGTCATTGGAATTTGGGAGGCTATTAAGTCAGGAACAGCGGCGGCATGGGCGGCCATTGTTGCATTCGTTACCCCGGCCATTGATGCAATCAAAGCGTTCATTGAGGAAAAAATGACGCAAGTTAGGGCGTTTTGGGACGAGAACGGGGCCATGATACTCCAAGCTGTTATGAACGTTTGGACGGCCATTGCTACAGTGATAGGCGCGGTTATTATGGCTATTGTCGAGGTTTTCAAGTGGGCATGGCCATTCATAAAAGTTATCATCATTGGCACATGGGAAGCTATAAAGAGCGTCATAAGCGGAGCCTTAAACATCATTATGGGCATTATCAAGTTTTTCGCGGCCCTGTTTACCGGCGATTGGGCAAAAATGTGGGAAGCTGTAAAACAGATCGTTGGCGGCGTTCTGGAGATGGTTTGGGGAATTATCCAGCAATTCGGAACGGTTCGATTGATGAAGTATTTCATGAAGCTTTCAGATGATCTTATAGCCAACGTTAAGAACATGTGGGAAAACATCAAAGAGGCGTTCAATACCAAACTAAACGAAATTATTGAGAACGTACAAACCATTTTTAACAACATTGTTAATTTCGTTTTAGGGCTAGGAAAAACGTTTTTTGATGCCGGTAAAGGATTAATTGACCAAATGGCAGAAGGAATTGCGGCGGCGGCGAAGAAAGTTATAGAGAAGGTTAAAGAAATAGCCGGTCAAATTCGCGATTTCCTACCGTTTTCACCGGCGAAAGTTGGCCCATTGAGCGACTTGGATAAGCTGGATTTTGGCGGGCCGATTTCGGACAGCATAACAACCGCCATACCAAAAATCAAAGGGCTTATGGGTGAAATGCTTGCAATGCCAGCCGTTACGATGGAGGGCGAAAGTGCAACGGATTCAGAGAGCGCGACAACAGGTGACACATACTATCTAGATGTTCAATTGAATGCCAAAGACGTTGCCGAATTTGCGAACATGTACGAATTTTTTAACACGTTCAAACAAATTAAAAGGGCGAGGGGTTTTAGCTAATGCAAGCAACGAAATGGTTGGCACAATTAACGGATGGTACGAAAATCAGCGGCGGTCAATCTCATTTATTTGATTCACACGTGAATGTTTCGGCGGTTCCGTTGGATCAGTTGAAAATGTTCACCATTGCACACAACACGTTTTCGCATTCTTTCTATGTTCCTATCAAACAATGGTACAAGGATGGAGTAAGGTGGAACAACTACCCATACCCGCAACCGTACGAGTTGCCGGATGGAACAACGTTAACTGTTGAGGCAGACGCAAACGGGAATTTAGTTTTAACACAAGTTTAATAAATTCATGGGCGGGTTGTTTACCGCCCTATTTTTTTAGGGGGTGCATTTTGTGTCTGATAAAATCATCGACATTGACGATTTACAACTAGACAACACGATTAAAATCATACCGGAAACGGAAACCGAGCCGGAGCATTATGGAGCGGATAACGGCATAGTAAAGAGTGATTTTTATCAGCTTGAAAACAGGGTTATCTACACGTTCAAAGGCCGCCAATTCATTTGGAAACCTCTAGACATGAAATATATTGACGAGTTTGGAACGGAGGACGTTTTATTTACCGTTACGGACGTACCCCTAGAAACTAAGGCGAATTATGCCCGGTTTAACCGCGCAATGCCCGATGTTGACGATTGGTTCATTCAAGAGAACAGAGAATTAAAGCATCAAATTTTAATTCAAGGATTCCAACGCGATCCATTTGAATTTTTGTTTGGAAATATCGATTTTGCCATAGGCGGGCAAATTATTTTTGATGCTGATTTGACCATTATTGCCGATGGCGTAGAGCAAACGGGGCTATTCGAAACAACTGGCGGCATTGATTTTGTGGACGCTAACGGGGAACGGTTTTTTCATTTGCCGGAGGTTGTGGCTTATGATTCTAAAATTCCGAATCGGGCTATGACAACGGGGAAATACCGCGCCTATAACGATGGTTCGGGCGTTGTGTCCTTCCAAATTATCGTAGCTAATGAATGGATTTCAAATATTGAGCGTGTTTACCCACTTGTAATCGATCCTACAGTTATCGTTTCGGCGGCCTATAGCACGGTGGGGAATGGCGGCCGTAAAATTGTCAGGTTGAGCAATGGATGGTTAGTTGCCGCCGCCTTTAGTTCATCGGACAGCCGGAACTATTACTATAAATCGACGGACAACGGAACGACATGGACGCAATTATGCTGGAATACTACTTCAAGACAGGGCGTAGCATTGGCCAGCGTCGGCACTAGCGTTGTCGCTATTTACAATAACGTGGATGAAGTTTCGATAAGTCGCGCTGTTTTCGATGCTACAACGGTAGCTAATGCCGCATTGCCTACCAATACAATATTTAATGCGTTTACATCGGGGTACACAAGTGATTATTTGTCTATAGTCGCGGACGGTTCAGGCGTTTATCATGTGGCCTATGCAACGAAAACGAGCAGTTATCCAAACTCCAAAAATATATTTTACACGAAAAGTACGGATGGAGGTTCCACATGGGCGGCGGCCACGCAATTAACAACAGACAACGCAAGCGGAGTGCAAAACGATCATCCATCAATTGCAATAAAAAGCGACGGACACCCAATTATTTCAAACGTACAACAGGCCGCAAGCATCGATGATCTTATTAGTGTACAAAAGTATAATGGTTCATCATGGAGTTCAACCGGTGTTTATTTCCCGCAAACGGCCGAAGGATTTACATCAATTCTCGTAAAGAAAAATGGTTCAAATATAGGCCGCATATTTGTAGCGTTAGAGTGGTCTAATTCGATTAGAGTTAGGTATTCGGACGATGGTGGAAGTGGGTGGAGTTCTTTAACCAACGATGGATTTACAGGCACAAAGCCAACGATTTCCGAAAATGCTTTAGGCGAGGTTTTTGTATTCTACCAAACCGGATCAAACGTTGTATATAGGCCGATAGCTAACGGCGGCACTTCTTTTCTTTCCGAGTCAACCGTTAACGCGGGGAGTAATCCGTCAGTTATGGAGCGTGAAGTTTCAACCGTGATAGGCATTGTGTATATGGACGCTTCCGTAGTTAAATTTGATAAATTGCTGTATAATGCAACGCCATTGGCACCAACAAACCTAGTACCAACCGGCGGCACGATCAAAGACCGGGCGCAAGTTATCCGGTTCAGTTGGCAATATAACGATTCTCCGGGCGATACACAAAGCAAATTCGATTTGCAGTACAGGTTGCAAGGTGCGGGAACATGGACAACGGTTACGCAAACAACGCCTAACCAATTTTACGACATGCCAGCCGCGACATTGGCCGCAGGTGCGTATGAATGGCAGGTAAGGACATATGATTCCGGGGCGGTTGTCGGGCCTTATTCGTCAATTTCAGCGTTTAACGCGGCAACCAAAACGCCTACACCGACAATCACGGCACCGGCGAACGGCGCAACGATAGCGACAGCCAGCCAAACCGCCACATGGTCAAGCGTGGCACAGGTTCAATATGAACTTAAATTGTTAGACGCTACCGGGGTCACTACGCTATGGACGGACACGCGGACGAGTGCAAGCACCTCAAAAACAATCACTCCGGAACTTTCGAATAACACGACATATCAATTGTCATTACGTGTTATGGATGCGGGCGGCATTTGGTCGGATGCGGATATAAATACTTTCAACGTATCGTTTACCGCGCCGGGCATACCTACCATTTCACTTGTGAAAGATGATGTACGCGGCACGGTGACGGCAACTGTGCAAAACCCATACCCGGCGGGAACGGTTCCGGCACTTGCTAATAACGAAATTTACCGGCGCGAGAACGCGGGCGCATGGGTGCGGATTGCAACGGCTACGGATGCGTTAGCTATACCGGCGGCGAGTGTTACGAATAATTTTGTAGGTAAGGTTTCGGGCAGTACGGCTGAAAATCCTCATATATCAAAGCGGGCGAATGACAGTGTTTTAAGAACACCTAGCGCATTTTCGTTCGAAGCTAATACCGCCGATTATGGGCAATTGGCCGTGCTTGATGGAGTTTCAGACCACGAAACAAATACAATTAACACTCAAATTTCACAACAGCTTTTCTCATTCAACCTCATAGCCCTTGTTGAGCGTAGCGGCTTGATTATCCCGGCAACGGATAAGGTTGCATGGTTAAAGGCTAATGTAACAAAGATTTTGGCGAATTGGTGGGGTTACGGATCGGGGCCGAGTGGAAACAAAGCATATTTAGCAAGATGGAGTGCGAACAGCAGTAATTGGAATGATGGAACGATTATAAACCATACAAACGGCACGGTGACAAAACTAACAACACAGACTTTAACACCTACAACTATGATTGACACAAACGGTTTTGTGCATTTCCTTGCCTATGCAGACGCTTCAAACGGAACAACCGCCAGCACAATAAACACCGATTTTATTGAACTGGTTGTAGACTTCCAACCGGGTACGGAAAACGTTGCACCGGCCAACATTATGAACAATTTTGTCGGTAAGGTTTCGGGCAGTTTAGTTGAAAATCCGCACATTGGTAAAAGGACTGTAACCGGTTCTACACATACGGCGTTGCTTACTCCCGCAACGTTCACAGGGGGCGGGACAAACGAACAGAGTACGGCTGACTATTCAAATTCAAGCACTTTAAACGGGGTTGTTGTGTCGTCTACAACGAATATCAATGCCGCCATAGCGCAACATCTATTTTCATTCGATCTAATAGCCCTCATTGAGCGCGGCGGGTTCTCCATTCCGTCGAGTGACAAGGTGCAATGGTTGAAAGATAACGTCAAAAAAATGACCGCGAATTGGTGGGGTTATGGTAGTGCGCCGAGTGGTAATTTCGCCAAGGTTGCTTGGTGGACAGGTTCATGGACATCGGGAACGGGGGCAGGTTGGGAGCATTCACAAGGAACAGTGACAAAAATAAGCCCTTTCACCATTAAAAATGCTACATCATGGTTCACTAATAGCATTGATTCGAGCGGATTTGTTCACATACTCGCCTATACAAATGCAAGTAATGGCACGGTTTCGTCAATCATTAACACCGATTACGTTGAATTAGTTGTTGAGTTTAATTACAACGTCAACCGTGGCACGTTCATTGACTATACGCCGCAACCGGGAGCAACCATTGAATACTATGCTCAAGCGGTTGGGGTTAACAGCACCTTTGCGCAAGGGCCGAGCGCAACCATAACGCCTAACGTGGCGTTTACTCAACTAGCATCATTGACGGATGAAACGAAGTATGTGACGCTTCAAAAGGGCAGTACATTGCAGAAAAACAACGTCATTGATAGCGCAAAAATGAAATTTGCGGGCCGTGACTTTGCTATGACGGAGTTTGGGACAACCAAAGAAAGCGCATTTGACTATAAATATTTAGTCTTTACGTGGGCCGAATTGCAGACCGTCGAAGAATTGGCAATGAGTGGAGAAACGTTATTGTTGCGGGATAACAAGGGCCGCAAAACATACGTTACATTGAACGGCGTTGGCGTTAATGAGGTCGGGACGCATTGGGAAATTACCATACGTCCGGAGAGGGTTTATTATGTTGAGGGGGTATGAGCATGATTCCGTTAGCGCGTGGCGGGTATACCGATCAGGAAATTAAAGATGCGTTGCACGGCAAGCGCGGGGCGCGACAGATTCAATTTAGGTATGATTTACTAGACAAAAACGACGTTAAGAAAAAGGAATTAACAAATGTTCTAGGGGGCGGCGTATCATTCGCCGCCCTAAACGAAATTAAACGCACGGCCCGGTTTTCACTCGTTGACGATGGTAGCATAGATTTTTTAAGCGATCGTATACAGCCGTTTATCGAGTTAAAGATGCCGTTTAAAATATTGGAGATACCGCCAGCATTTGCGTTCGATCAACAATGGAACAGCCAGCCATACACGACGAACGCAACAACGGTGAACGCCGCAAATGGTACGTTAGATGTCACATCAACTTCAGGCGATCCTATGATTAACATGGTTGATTTAGGTTCGTTCGATCCTAATAAATACAGGTATATAGAAATAAAATACAGGGTAATATCGGGTTCACCTTCATACGCGGAAATATTTTTCGAAAACTCTTTATATACAGAGGCGAACGCGGCACAAAAAGTTGATTCAAGCCCCTATATTGTTAATGGACAATGGAACACGTTATACATCGACATGTGGACGCATGCAAATTGGAGGACACAAGGCAATATAACGGGTTGGCGTTTCGATTGGTGCAGAGAAAACGGGGTTAACATGGAATTTGACTATGTGCGCCTAATTGACCATATCGAAACACAATTTCAAGAATTAGATCAATGGATTAGTTTCCCGTTAGGGGTTTTCCTTTTATCGTCGCCGGTGCGAAAGGATGATATAGGGGGAGTTATGCGGGACGTTGAAGCCTATGACGGTTTGGTTATTTTGCGTGACGATAAATTTGATAGCGTCTATACCGTTACGGCGGGAACGAATTACAAAA